ATCAGTTACACTCAAGCTGCGGACTTTCTGCCATTTACTCGGTGGATAATATCACCGACACTTTGTGTTTCCTGAACGGATAATCTTTTTGTTTCAAAGAACGCTTTTTCAAAAAGAGAAGAAGGAGGAATCTTTACAACCTACCGAAGTAGGAATCTTTACAACCTCTTCATCTCAAATCTTTTACAAACTTACGACTTTTTTTTCTTTCTGTCAAGTAGTTTGTGAACTTTTTTTTTGATTTAACTACCGAGTATCTTTCATTCCCTATGAGTGTTAAATCTTTTACAAACTTACATCGAATATTCCGTAGTGTCAAATAAATATATCAAAAAAATCAAAAATTTAACACATCAGTTAAAACTTCCTTAATACCTGATGACATATTAAGTTTTTTAATTTCTTCTAAAGTCATGTACGCACATTCTGTGTGTTCAAAACCGTCCATAGCATTCTCTAAATCAGGAATGATTTTGGTATCAGTCTTTAAAAGGAACACATGTAGAATAGTTTTTATTCCACCTAATTTGTTATAACGATTAATTTTACCCAAAGGTTTAATATCTTCTTCAACTGGAACACCCATCTCCTCATAGAACTCTCTATACGCAGCATCCTTTGGGTCTTCACCTTCTTCTATTCCACCCATAGGTATTGCCCACTTTGATGGTTCATTAATCTCAGCAGTTCTCTTACAAACCAAACATTTATCATTTACTTTCACAATAATTCCTGCACTTTGTTTCATAGAAATATTTATTAATAAGTATGTTGTTAAAAATAAATAAAAATAGTTTCAATGTCAAAGTGTTAATTGAAAGTTCTGAGACCAGTCAAGGTATGATGAACAAGACTTTTGACGATTTTGACGGTATGTTGTTCATCATGGGTGATGGTTCACATAGTTTTTGGATGATGAATTGTATCATCCCTTTAGACATTATCTTTATTGATAAGAACTTTAAAATCAATAAAATACATCACTACTGTGAACCATGTAAGGTTCAACCTTGTGAAAGGTTTGTAGGTAAAGGAATGTATGTATTAGAACTTGAAGGTGGTACCTGTGAAGATTTAGGTATCAGAGAAGGACAAGTTTGTGAGTTCTTTAAATAAATTACTTACTTTCCTCAATCTTCTGTTGTAAAACATTCACAAATCTATTCTGTAACATCTTTAAGAACTTAATATAAGGTGAATCTTCTTTTTCAGAATCGTACTTGTACTTACCTTGTGGTGGTCTCTTACTTCTTCCAATATAATTTAAACCAGATACATTTGTAATACACTTGTGTCCACCTGAATTAGCTTGGATAACTTCCCATACTGGAACAGTAACACCATCTAACACACTCCATTCTTCTTCGGTCAATTCAGATGATTTTTTTTCCATCAAAGATTTAATATCCATAAGTGTTTTAACACCATCTTTCTCATCCAAGTATTTGTCTCCGTATATTGCAGCAAAATCCTTAAAGGTAAATCCAACTGATTCTTCTTTCGCAGCAGTTTCAGAAACCCACTTGATTGTTGATAATGGGACTTGTTTTTCTTTTAATTGTGATTCCCAATGTCCCAATACTTCTTGAGCAATTTCTCCCAAGTTAACACCTTTAAGTTCTCTTTCTTTTTTAAAAGGGTTACATGATGCCTGTAATAAACCAAGTGGCCAAGCAATAACTAAAAAGTCAGCTTCAGGGTTGTTTCTAAATGGGGTGTATCTGTCATACGAACCAGGTCTCATCATACTACCACCACCATACTGAACGATGATATTATCTTTAACCTGAACATTCTTATGTCCTTTCATTGTCTGAACGTAATCTTCTTTGTTTTTCTCTAATGAAGATATATCAGCATATCTGTTTGTCTTCATTAATTCCTTAATCTTATTGAAGATTGAAAGAAGTGAAGGTTTACAATCTAATACTAATGTCTCTAAAAATCCTGGTTTACTTTTGAAAGCCAACAATAATTTGTTGGTAACCAAACCTAATAACATTCTATTTTCTTTAGCACTCTTTTCTTTTGATGTCCCATACACATAATTCATCACCATTTCAGGTGTAATGTTTTTTGAAGCATAATCAGCACTATCAACCATAGATATTGTCGCAACATCTTCTGGTGTGAAAATTTCAGAAGCCGGGACAATCTGTGAAAGAGTTTCAACATTTGAACGAGCCCCTCTGAACTGAGTTGACTTAGTTTCGTCAGCTCCGGCTTGTCTATCGTGGTGGTCAGTATGAACCACGAACATTGGTTTTCCGTGAGCAAAGTCAACAAGAACTGGCATGATTTCACCTTCAGCATCTGCTTTCTTAACCGCGAATTCCTTATCTCCGTATTGGATTACTTCAACATCAACAACTTTGATTCCGTTGTCTTCCAAATACTTTTTCATCGCTAATGCAGTTGCAACACCATCTAAATCTTGGTGGAAGTATATCTTTGCTTTTTTGTATCTATCAGAAAGTTCTCTTATGTTTCTGATACCACCTTCGGAAATTATCTTTTTCATTAATAATAAATATTGTAACAAAAAAAAAGTTCATCATTACGATGAACCTTTTAAAGTAAAAAAGTAATATACCTCTTATTTTAAAGTTAACAAGTATTTCAACTTGTTAATTTCCGCTAACATTTCGTCTCTAATGTTTAATAAATCTGAGTCCATCTTTGGGTCATAAACTTCTGAAAGTCCAATAAGATATTCACATACTGAATTAATAAAACCAGTTAAATCAAGTTCTTCAATATCACTACCACCTAAACTATAACCACCTGTAAAACTAGGTCTTCCGTGTTTACCCATACAAACTTCAACAAACTTATCAATTAAATCATCAAGTGAACTATATGTTTTACCATACGCCTTATGTCTTGATAGTGATTTTGTTTGCCAGTGTAACACTCTGAACTGAGTTTGGGTTTCTAATAAAAATTTAACAACTTCCGAATTTTTCATAACAATATTTTATAATAAATATATCAATAAATGAAAAATGGAGGTCATTGACCCCCATTTTCAAATTCTAATTTTTGTTGACTCTTTTGGTCTACAAAACTTTGTATTCGTTGTTTTGCAATTTCACAATATTTTTCACTCAATTCAATACCAACCCATCGTCTATCATGAACAACTGCGGCTACACAACTGGTTCCTGAACCATTGAACGGGTCTAACACTACATCGTTTCTATATGATAATATCTTAATTGCCTTTTCAGGAATATCCATAGAGAACGTTGCCTTTGTTAATGAACGAGTATCGGCAAAGTATTTCCATTGTCCAAATACCAATTCCATAAACTCTTTTTTATCTTGTTCGGAATAAGCAACTTTGTTCTTTCCTTCTTCAGTTAGATAAGGTTCACCCTTCCATTGTGGTTCACCTTTAACCTTCTTGATATGAACTTTTTTATAAGCCAAGATGACACATTCTTTTGGGTTGTAGATATAAGGTGCGGATGGACTCATCCAAGAACCCCAAGCAGTTGTTTTACTTCTATGTGGTGAGTCTTCTTCAAGGTCCACAATACCGTAGAACTTAAACCCAACTTTCTTCATTACCTGATATAATTCTGAAGCGAAGAATACTCTACCACCACGAGCTTGTACATTAACTTCATATGGTATGTTAATAGCCATTCTTCCATCGTCTTTAAGTAAACGATACGCTTCCGTTAACCATTTTTCAGACCACACCCAATATTCATCCATAACAATCTCATCGTTATGTGTGTCGTATTGGATACCTACATTATAAGGTGGTGATGTTACAATCAAGTCAACCCAACCTTCAGGCATCTCACTCATCACCTCAATGGTATCACCATTCAGGACTCTGTTAATATAATTCTCAATCATTCTGTAATTTTTCTATCTTTTTTTCAATATACCATATCGCTTTCTTCAAGTCCTGAACTACGTTGTCTTTCTTACCAGCTCGTGATAGGTATTTGACCGCATTACCCAAATAAAAATCTTTATCTAAACCCCAAGCATCAATGACCTTGATTGCTTCATATGGATTATCCTCACCACCATAGTGTGATGGATGATTAACCATTTCTTTTTGTTCTGACATAATATTCTTTTCCATATTTACTTTCTTCAAGTATACCCTCACTTACAAGTTTTTCAATTCGTTTTCTTGTTTCGTCGATTCCAACTCGTAGGATATAATCACAAATGTAATTGATATGAACTGGTTTTTCAAGTTTTCTTAACAGAACTTCATTCAGGTCTATATTGTTTCTCATACTCTTTAAATTTTTTAGCAACGTCGTTATTTGTGAAAATGATTGAATCGGCTTTGAGATAATGATTAATAATAGTTAAATCTTTTTCTAAACTTTTGATTTGTTCTTCTCCTATTATTTTTTTGTTGAATCCCATATTACAAATATATTAATCTTTTTTTAGATTTACAATTGTTTTTTTTTGAACTATGTAACTTAATACCTTTCTTTTAAAGATTGGTAAGAGTGTATTTTCAAATGGTAGGTCGTTGGAAGACATTAATTCAAAGATGGGTAAACTTATATCTTGAGTTAATTCATTTAATATTGTTCTGATTACCTTTTTACTTTCCCC